GGTAGCCATCTACCAACTTGTGGCATTTGTATATCTAGTCTTTGGTTCTCATCATAAGCAGATATAATTCTTGACATCTTTTCTGCTTTTTGTTTTGACCTTTCAGAATCTCTATCGTTTGGAATATCAATCTTTAAATTTGGAATACGACCTATTTTCTGAGCTAAGTGTTCTAGTCCTGTGGACATTAAGTTAGGAACTGGTACTTGCCAATCTTGGAATCCTTTTATCTGGTCTCCAAGTAAAGCCATAATACCTGAAGGTCCACCATTCATAATTGAACGAATACGACCTCTTGTTGCGTAAGCATCTTGGTTATCGTAATGTAACTGCGTTATCTTATCTTGTAATTCACTTGCGTCCATAATTAACTCCAGGGAGCTTCATTGATTTCACTCAAATCCCACTCTCCATAACTTGGTTTATAATCCAATCCTACCTCAGCTAGTCGTTCTTTGCCTAATCTTCTTATAACCTTTAATGGAAACCAACTAGCCATTACCACATCAGATTTGTAACTTTTCGCCTTACTTGCTCTACTAGCAGCAGATGAAAAATAAATTAGTTGTCTACGATATATATTACTCTTTGTTTCGCTTTCTGTATCGCCATAAGGCAAACTTATTAGTTTTTGCTCAAACAGCTGTTGCATACTTCCAACACCATAAATTGGGTCAAATTTGTTTTTCTGTGTCTGGTGTCCTTCTAAATGAATACCCATTTTTGATGTATAGTCTTTTATTTTTTCATCTTGTCTAATAGCTTTCTGGAATCCGTTTTCTTCAATAACCCAGTGAGCTAAGTGATACTTATCATACCATTTCTGTATTGATTTCTTAGCTTGAATAATTCCTCCACCTTCTTCATTCTCAATATCTACTAAGTACATCATTCCAGTATCTGAATTTACTGCCCATAAGAAACAAGCCTGAAACCCTGTAGATGCAGGGTCAAGTCCAGCAATCAAATGAGTGTTAGCAGGTATGTGTCCTATGCTTCTATTCATATCTCTACATTGGTCAATGTCTTCTGAGTTAAACATTGTGATACCTTCAACAAAGGCTTTATTCAAATACACCATTTCAAATATTGCTCTACCTCCTGTGGTATCAGCATTATTCTTTTGAGAAAGTAACCACTTATAACTTCTTTTACTTTTCCATAACATACAGTCAATGTGTTCTTCTATTTCTAATTCAGGCAATATACATTCAGAACTATGAGCTTCTTCAACTAAAGTATCAAACTCTGGGTTATCTAAAAGAAAGTTATATAAATCTTCTGGATGCTGTCTTGAACCAATAACAACAATAGCTGTATGTTCCTCTTTTCTTGATGAAAGAGTTGTAGTCCACCACTGTCTTGTCTGTTCTCTTGCACTTGGTTGAATAGTTGTTCCGTGGTCCTCAATGTCATCAGCAATAATCAAATCGCAATCTCTTGAGAGAATCTTTCCACCTTTACCTACAGCAACCATTGTTGGAGATTTAATACCAGTTACAGTTCTTGTTCCTACAGTAAACTGTCCTGATGACCAAGATTTTCCTGATCTAACTTTAGGTTGGAACTTTTCTCCTGGACCACAAAAATCATCAGTGAGTTGTTCATTATTTTCTAAAGTATCTAATACAGCACCTACTGCGTTTTTGGCTATGTCCTCATTACCACCAACCCACATAATCCTTACATTAGGATTTTTACAAATCTGCCATACAGCGAAGTGAGTAAGTAGGTCAGTTTTGCCGTGTCGTGGTGGTGAGAGAATCATCTGTTGTCCACCATCTTCTATAGCTTGAACAATATGATTAATCCAGTTCTCGTGAAACTCTGCTGTTTCGTACATATCTCCAGTTTCTGTTCTAAAGTACCTATCTCTAAAATCTTTAAAATCTTTTAATGACTTCTTTGCAGCTACTGGTGTCTTCCAAGTTTTCTTAGCTTCAAAGTTTTCTTTATCTTCTAGGTACGCTATGTACATCTTTGTAACAAGACTTCTTGAAACCCCCATCTTGTCAGCAACTTGTTGATGAGTATATATTTTATCTACTAACGATTCACCAAACTCTTTGACAAAGTCATCATAGTATTTACCTCTAGCCATAGAGTCTTGAGGTCTTTTTGGTTTAAGTTCCTGATTCTTTAATTTGTTTTTAACATAGTGAACTCTGCTCTTACATTTTTGAGAACAGTATGGAGAGTTCGTTCTTCTTTGTTTCCTACAAGTCTCTCCTGAAACATCATTTAATCCACATCTTGGTCTTGGCATTATCTTTTTTTTCTACGATTACTTTTGTTTTTCTTCATACCTTTTTTATATGAGTAATTACTCTTCGGCATCTTTTCTCCTCCTATACTAAATACTTATGAGCGAATACATAAAAGGAAATCAATATCCTAATAGCAAACCCTCTACTACTTATAGTAGTGGAAGAACCTGTGTTCAAAAAGATTGCTCCACAATTATTTCTAAGTATAACAAGTTCAAATATTGTAACTCACATAAACCAAAAACATATCCAAGAATAAAAGGAAGAACTGCTCCTACTGATTTACAGAAACCTTTGCCGTAGGCAAAAAAATTATTTTTTGTAGGGAGGTACTTTTGCTCTTGCGAGTTCCAGTACCTTTGGTTTAACACCCTACTTTCCCATTTTAGACACCCTAGACTAGCTAGGGCGATAAACAGGGAATTTTTCCTTGATACATTGAAAGGGGAACCTCAATGTAATTTCATTATACACACATACTTGTAAATTATTCAACTTGTGATATAGTTAATTAAAATATTTTTATTACATAGAAAGATACAGGTAAAGAGGACATCAGGAGTACAAAAGGTTCACCAGGAGAAATCCTGCCCAACTAGAACAGACAAGTGAACTACCCAAGGTCTTTTGAAAAATAAAAATTAAATCTTTTCGCAACTCTATTGCCATTAATGCCTGCTATTCAGAAACCCCCACTAGAATACAAATATTGAAGAAATGTAAAGAGTGTGAGAACACTTTAAAACAGATAAACAACAATCAGTACTACTGTGATAGTTCACCTAGTAATTGTAGTAAATCAACTAAAACTATTACAGTAAAGTAACTGCTTTTATTACAGTTTGTTATCCATAAATAAAGATGTCTAAGACATAAGATAAGTACCCGCCCAGATTGACATTCCCATAGGTTTTATTGGTAGTTTTTACCAATTTGTAGAGTTATTATATCTAAGTGTAATTACTTAGATTATATATGATTATCTATGTAGATAATATGAACTGTTATGTGGTGAGATTGAACAAGATTGATAACCATCCCCCTGCCCATATTTAAATAAACCTAAACCAAAAATCTAGATAATATTTCCCCTCTAAATTTGACAAGTAAAGAGAACTTTACTAAGGTTATATTATAAGTTTCAATACAGTTATAGAAATACACTTGAGGACTTATAAAAGAAGGCGAAGAACTAAAAGGGGAAATTAGAACTTCAACCCCTAACAAAAGGGAAGTTCTGAAGGAACGATAAGCCGAGCTACCTTCACCAAAAAAGCAGGAATGGATAAAGTCCTTAAATAGTCGTAAAGTGGTAATAAAAATATGATACCCCCTTTAAACTGTTTGGGGCAGAAAGTAGGGGACTATGGCACAAATACTATATAAAGAAAGAGCTAAGCAAATAGCTCGTTTGACTTATCCTGACCTGTTGAGAAGAGGTAAGGAATTAGCTTTTAAAATAGCCGAAGCTGAATTTAATCAAGATAGGTCAATTTCTATGGCTAGTAAAGAATATATAACTAATAAGCTAGAACTTAAATTAATTAATAATATTTTAGATTCTCGGCACTCGTAAAATTTTACTACTCAGTTTTTCTGAGTAGCTAAATTATTCAAGGTTCAAGAATCTAAATTAATCGTTCCGAGCAGTTTAAAGAGGGTATCAAGATACTTTGTAAGAATAGCCCTAATGGAAAGAGGGGAACTATGATTATAAAAACATTAAACAAATATTCATTTATAGATGAATTTAATTTTGGTGAACATTCA